CAATGGCTAGTCAGATGGATTCTCTATCTTTTATCAAAGAAGGTTCAACCAAGCGCAAGGAGATACTTGCAAAGTTCTTGGACCTTGAGATATTTGACAAAAAGTTTAAACTAGCCAAAAAAGACTCAGCAGAGATCGGAGCTTTGATAAAACGCTTCAAGAACAAAGAGCTATCTAAAAAGCTGGTTATAAAACAGGAAACCATCGAAGAAATCAAGGACGATATAGATAAGCAGACTGATTTATGCAAAAAGCATAACAACAGATACGAAGAACTTAAATCAGAATTTGATAAGATAAACGAAGAAATTTCGTCTATCCCTACAGAAATTGTGGATATATATCAGATTGAAGATGCCATTGCTGAAAAACAGGAGGCTATCTTATCTTGCGTTAGAACGATCGATACCAGTAAAAAAGAGATAGCTAAAAACAAAGAGATAGCAAGTGAGATAGTTACATTTATTTCTTGTTTATCTCAAGAAAGATTACAGTCTATGGAAGAAACTTGGAATGAATACAAGAAAGAGCATACGACTACTGTTAATAAAACAAAGACATTGGCTGTCAAAGAAAAGAACGCTACAAGTAAAATAAAAATGCTCGACAACCATGAATATGATCCTGACTGTAGGTTTTGCTGTGAGAATAAGTTTGTAAAAGACGCAAACAGAGCAAAGACAACCCTGCCGATTATTCAGAAAGAGATGGCGGAGTTATCTGCTAGTATCTCTGAGCTTGATGAAAAGATGACGTTTTTAGATATAGATTCGATTCGTAGAGACTTAGGAAAGGTTGATAAGTTTAAAAACAGAAAGAAAACAATCTTGGCACAAAATAAAAATTTAGAAATGAAGATTGAATCATTAGACTCTAAGATGTCTCTATATAAAAATGAACTTGAAACTTTGCAAGAAAAACAACAGGAATACGAAGACAACAAACATATCATAGAAAACTTGTCTTCCTTGTCCAGACAGAAGCATGCCATTAAAACAAAGATGCTTGAGGCGAAAGCTAGAAAAGACAAGTGTGATAACAAGATACAAGACTACCTTGTGGAGCTTGGTGCTATGAAGCATGCTATTAAAATAATACGTTCAGAAAAAGCTGAACAAGATGTCCTTGAGCGTGGTTGGATGGCCTATGATCTTTTCATGAGATGTATGCACCCTAATGGCATTGCTTATGAAGTCATCAAGCAAAAACTACCAGTTATTAACGAAGAAATACAAAAGTGTTTGTCTACCATTGTTGACTTTGAGATTAACTTCGAAGAAGACGGAAGAAATCTAAACATTAACATAAAGCATCCACAATATGAGTCTCGTCCTATTTCAATGGGCTCTGGCGCTGAAAAGACAATTGCTGCAATGGCGATACGTCTGGCTCTTATTTCTATTACAAATTTGCCCAAGAGTACACTATTTATTATGGATGAACCTGCAACTGCGCTCGATCAAGAACACATGGAAGGGTTCATAAGACTTTTGGAGATGATAAAAACAAAGTTCAAAACTATTCTTTTGATATCACATTTAGATGTTCTAAAGGATTGCGTTGACACAACTATCGATATACAAAAGCATAATGGCTACGCCAAGGTAAACGTGTAATGGACAAAGAACAAATGCTTACTGCTCTCAATGAAAAAATTGTAGAGCAAGGCCAAGAGAAGCTTGCAAGTGCAGACTTTCAAAAAGCGCTTCATCTAAACAATCCAAAGAAAGGTATTTTAGATGCAGTGCAAGAAAGACTTATATCTCGCAAGCTTCTTGTTTTTATTTGCGCAACAGCCCTTCTTGCTTCGGCTCAACTTGATCCAGAGACTTGGGGTATGATTGCTATGATATACATAGGCGGACAAACCGCTGTTGATTTTGCTAAGATGTGGAGACATGGTGCTTAGTTGGTCTAAGACAAGGGCATGGATTAAGGCTCACTGGAACTGGTTGGTTCTTGTGGGCTTATTCTGTTTGGCTTACGCTCTTGGAAAGAAAGGAGCACGTGGCTTACTAGTTCAGGCAGAAGCAGCCAAGAATCAATACAAAGCTGAGTCCGAGGCTATCGAGAAAGCTGCTAGAGATAAGGACAAGCGAGATCAAAATATTGACAAGAAAGTTGAAGAGATAAAGAAAAGAATAGAAGAAAAGAAACGTCAAGACCTTGAGGATTTAAAAAGAGACATTGATGCAGACAAGGTTTTGCAAGATTTGGGAATAGATAAAAAATGAAACTCACAAAACAAATGCTGTTTGAAATGATAGAAGAAGGTTTACTTGACTATGCAAACAAAGAGCCCTATCCTTATAAGGTTGCCATGGAACGAGATGGTGCAACCTTTTATACAATCCAATATGAGTTTATGGCTCAAAAAGACAATGAAAGTCCAGAGTTTGAATACAACGTCGAACTTGAATTGGATCTAGACAACCCTTTCGAAGAACCTAGTTGGCATGTTAATTTTATTGCCCAAGGGGCAGGTCGAAAAAATGTTCTTTCAGCGACGGCTCAAGATGACGGACGTGTAACGAAAACCATTATTGCGATCATATTCGACTTTGCATTTAAAAAGCGTCCGAAACTGAGACCAAAGTATGCCGAGATTGAAAAGTTCAGTGCGTCGGCTGCTGCTGAGAAACAAAGCGAGATTGTTCCCGGCGGAAGAAACCGAAGACTAATATTGTATAAACGTTTGCTAAAGAACTTCGGTGCACAAAATATCAGCATTGATGGGTCCGATATTAAATGGGAAATACCGTCTGGGCTTGTAAAGCTAGGATCACTGCTGACCAGCGACGATTTGAGCAATGTTGAACAGGGCATCGAATTGGGAAATACCTTGGGTTACGATGTTGAGTTGAAAAGAACCGGCTCTGGTTTTAGAAAAAAGCAATATGATATATTTACATCGAACAAAGCACTCTATAGCGCCGTGACTAGTTTGGACAAGCATGTATCGGCTGGACCTGTCGATCCGCAAAACAGGTTGTTTGTAATCACCATAGAGGTAGAAGGATGACTTTACTATTACTATCATCACTGGCATGGGGATCAAACCCTGAATACACTTATCTCAATAAAGGAGAGGTCGCGCCATTCAACGGACGCTTGATGAGCGATGCAGCGATTGACCTTATAACTCAGGAGATTGTAAACGGACCAGAAGAGTGTCGTATCGAGATGCAATACCAACTTGCAATGCTCGAAGCAGACAAAAACGAAGAAATAAGAAAGCTCAAAAGCGCAATGAAGTTTAACAATGATATTCACGATGCAAAAATCTTAGAACAACAAAAGCGCATCCAAGAACTTGAAGAGTTGAAAACGCCTCCAAAATGGAGACTTTGGTTTGGTTTAGGACTAATTACTGGCGTAGGAACCACTATAGCAATAGCAAACGCCGTTAACTAAGGATAGGTACAAATGAAACTAACCAGACAACAATTAACAACAATTATCAAAGAAGAACTTCAAGCTGTCTTAGGTGAGCAGGAGGGGACTCCGGAAGAAGCCGGCCTAGATCCAGAGCAAGAAAAAAAGTTGGCGGCAATGTGCCTAGACCCAGATTTGGCAGCGAGTGCAAACATCAGCGCAGACTCTCTTGGCTATAAAGGCGACTTTTGTCTAGACATGGCATACAAAAAGTTCGAAGAAAAAGCTGGGCAACCACTCACAGACCCTGAAAAAGAGGTGTTTGACCGAGTGGCTAAGAAGCTTGGGTCCGATGGTGTATTTGACTTTCTTAGCAAAAAGAAACTTGTTCTTAACAATAGAAGTGAGCTGGAGGGATTTAATCCAATAAAAACATACTTAACCCATCAAGATCTTGAAGCTATATTTCAAATGTTTAACCCGCCCCAGCACAAAGTTAGAAAAACTAAATACGGCGAAACAACCAGAATGGTAAATCAATCGAAACAACGAGTACAGATGTTGAAAATGCTTGCAAAATTTGCCCCGAAGCTAAAAGTTAAGCGAGGCAGTAGCGTTGACGAAGTGCGCTTTCGCGAAGATGACTTTGGCGGAAAGGTGCCCGAAAATATAGAGTTTTCCAATTAATGAGCTTAGGTAATATAATATGTTAGTAAGAATAATAAAAGGTATAAAAAAATTGGTCTGCCCACCGGCAACTCAAGACCTCGCCCTCAACACAAAGAACCGAGACGCAACAATAAAGAAGTACAACTACGGACCTCTTAACGTTGACGAACCGGCGGACTATTGGGAGAAGATCGCAAAGTATTGGAAAACCACAGAAGAGGCCGCAAGGAAATCTCTTTGCGGTAATTGTGTTGCGTTTGACATCTCTCCTCGTATGAAAGAGTGTATGCCCGGCGATACGTTTGATGATGACGGAGAGCTTGGTTATTGTTGGATGCACCACTTCAAGTGCCATTCAGCCCGTGCATGTCACACTTGGGCAAAAGGTGGTCCAATCAAATCAGACAAAGAATCAACCGAATGGCAAAAGAAAAACTCCGGAGGTTTTAATGAAAAATAAAGATCCAAACTATGTTGTTAAGGTAGAGCAAGCGATAGCAAAAAAGTATGGAGAAGACACCGTAAGGCACCCAAAAGCCAACTGGACCGACGACAAAGAGAGAGAATACGTACGACAACTCAAAGACTTGTATAGTGGGTCTAACGATTGTGAACAAGAACACGTTGAACTAAATGGAGTTTTTATATCAAATAAACTACTTATGAAAGAAACCAAGCGTTCTTGCCCGGTTTGCAATACATACTCATTTAAATCAAACGATGATGTTTATATGTCAAAGTTTAAATGTTGTGAAAAGTGTTACATTCAATGGGTCGAAGGGCGTGAGGAAAGATGGCTAAAAGGATGGAGACCAAATGAGCAGTAAAACACTAGAGATAATTCAAGGACTCGCACAGGCAGCAGCAAATGCTTATGATGGTGCGCATGATGAACGTTATACGCTCGACGGACAAGCAAAACAAGTCGGTCTCCAAAGAGAACAAGGGTGTCCGCTGATGGATACAAGAGTTATGGATGGGTTCTCGATTAAATTCTATGGCGACTCAATGATTATTAATTACCAGTCCGATATCGCTCTTCGTGAGGTATATGCAAATGACTTCGAAAATGAGATATCTAGACGACTCAACGAAGTAAAAAAGTTTTTACAAAAAGAGTATCGGGCTGTTACCGGAAACTCGGTCACTCTTAAAGCAAAAGGCGAACCACAAATACTAGTACAGTCAACCTCACGAGTTCGTTCATTTGTGCAAGCGTACCAACACTATAAAGTTTCCGGTATTGAATCTTTACCTATTCTTGAGCCTTCAGTTGATCACACTCGTGATATTACTAGAAAGTTTCTTTCTCAGTTCTCTGATAAGAGGCCAAGCAATGATACTCGTAAGAAAGGAGACAATCAAAAATGAGAATCACGAAAGAACAACTAAAACAAATTATTAAAGAAGAACTCGAAGCAGTGATGAGCGAAGAGTCTGGTCCGCGACCTTTACTGACATTGGATAATTTAGGACGAATGGCATACAACATAGCAACAACAGAAATGGAAAAAAACGCCAGAGAAGAAGAGCGCGAGATGCATGGCCAAAAAGTAGTAGACTATATAGATAAAACAACTACTGAATTAATGGCCAGAGTATATATGGACCCATCAGGGCCAACAATAGATATTTTTGATGATGAACTCGCCAGCAGAATGTCTACTAATATGAGAGATGTGGCACTTAGAGGTCGAGCTGGTGAAGAGTATTCATCGTATGGATTTGATAGCAAGTCCTAATAGGAGCACATGACTCTTAAGTTAACAAAACAAGAGATTGTAAAAGAGATCGTAAAGTCGGGAAAAGATCCGGTATATTTTATTAATAACTATTGCCGGATCTCTCACCCTCTTCGCGGTCTTATTCCTTTTAACACATATCCTTACCAAGATGACTTATTAAGAGACTTTAACGATTATCGTTTCAATGTTATTCTCAAAGCAAGACAGCTTGGGATCTCAACGATCTCGGCTGCTTATGCTGTTTGGTTTATGTTGTTTCATAAAGAGAAGAACATTCTCGTAATGGCCACCAAGTTCACAACAGCCGCAAACCTTGTTAAAAAGGTCAAAAGCGTTATGAAGAATTTACCGCCTTGGATGAAGGTGGCTAAGATTACAATTGACAACAGAAACTCGTTTGAGCTATCTAATGGCTCAACAATCAAGGCTGTCGGAACCTCAGCTGATGCCGGTCGTTCGGAGGCTCTATCTCTTCTTATTATTGATGAGGCTGCTCACGTTGAGGGTCTTGATGAACTATGGGCGGGTCTTTACCCCACTCTATCAACAGGTGGTCGTTGTATTGCCCTTTCGACTCCTATGGGTGTTGGTAATTGGTTTCACAAAACTTATGTAGATGCAGAGAATGGAGACAATGAGTTTCACACAATAAACTTGCCATGGGATGTACACCCGGAGCGCGATAGAGA